ATTATTTACAACCGCAATCAGCAGCAGCGGATTGAGCGCAATTATTCTTTGGTATCTCAATCGAAACAAAGTTGCTAATGAAAACACGGCTCAAACGATTAAAAACGCTAAAGACTCACAGGAACTTGAAGATGTTTTAGAGCAAAAAGTTGAAAAAAAAGTAAAAGAAAGCGTCGAGAAAAATAAACGGATTGACAATCTCGAAAATGAACTCAAGTTCGAGCGGGCGATGCGCGAAGCTCAAGGCAAAACGATCACGGAAATATCCGAAAAAATCGGCGCATCTTCCGAACGCGAAAAGATCGCGATTGAAAGAGTAAATGAAGTTAAGGAAGAAAATCGGCTAATGAGAGAGCGATATGAACAACGCGACGAAGAGCGCCATAAAGAGACGATGACGATGTTTCAAAAACTTTTTGATGTTTTGTCCAAATGCATAATTACGCCGAAAGAAACTTGATTATGTCCAAAAAATCAATCAACAAAAATGATACCGATGAGAGCGACTGCTATTGCGGAATGCCACTGTTCGATAAGGTGAGCTGGTTGTGCGAGGAGTGTTACGAAGAGGTGGTAAGGAATGGTTAAAGATTTTAAGGTGGATATAAAAATCAATTCAATGCCGTTTTATAAAGGTTTGATGACGATTTTACGCGGACTTTATCAGCTTGAAAATTCGCCTTACGGTGACACCGAAGAAGGTTTTAATAAATGGCTTTTAGAGCGCAAACAAGAAACGGAGACAAATAATGATTGAAAACGACCCGAGACGACAAGACGGAATAGACCGATACGCCGAAGAGAGTCTGGAAAAGACGATGAGCGAAAGCACTGATTTGAAGTTTTTAATGCATATGTTTAACCAAATTAAAAACTTGATTTCAAAAGTATTCGGACGTTGGGCGAGGGTTGATTTCAAACCTGATTTAACTTCACATTCCGTCGTCTGGATAAACGGGAACCGGCAATTTACTTTTACGGCTGAATTGGTAAAACAAGGGCGCCGAGATTGACAGAAAGAACTTAAAGACAATGCAAAACGTCACGCAAAAAATTTTAAGTGAAGAAGATAAAACGGCGGCAAGTCAATCGGCTAAAACACTCAATGTTTTGACGAAAACGGATTCGCACATTCAAGGCGTGCACATTGTGCTACTCGCTGCTCAAGATTTTATTGAAGGTAAGTCGCCGTCATCCAAAGAGCAGATTTTAGAACGAATAAAATCCGTTTTAGCAAGAGGCGATTAATGGAAATAATTAAAAAAGGCAGTTTGCCAAGTGAGAAGGAAATCAAAACGACATGCCGAAATTGCGGCACGGTATTTAAATTCAAAGCCGTTGAAGCCGAATTAGTGTTCGACCGGCGCGACGGAAACTTTTACAAGATCGATTGCCCGCTGTGTAAAACGATGGTGACGGTAAGTCAAAAATAAATGAGGATTTTAATCAAACAATCGAAACGTAATCGTCAATGGCGTGTTTATTTCGTAGCGGGTAATAACCGGACGCTGGTATTTAGCGAGCAGTATAAAAATAAGAGCGATGCTGTGAAGGTGGCTGAGCTGGTTAAGGTCGGCTTTTTGGATTGTGAGATTGAGATTCAAGAGTTGTAGTTCGTATATGGGCGAAGTTAATAGAACGTCCGTGTTTATTGAAGATTTGAGATGAGTGAAAAAGGCGAAAATATAAAATTAACCGATAAGCAAAAACTCTTCGTTGACTATTACGTCGGTGAGGCGAGACAGAACGCGACTAAAGCCGCAAAGTTTGCCGGTTATTCGGAAAAAACTGCTTATTCTATCGGTTCTGAAAACCTGAGAAAACCTGAGATTTCAGAGCAAATTGAAATGCGTTTGAAAGAATTGACTTTAAGCGCAACTGCTGTTTTAACAAGGCTTACTCAGATTGCAAACGCCGATGTCGATGACTTTCTGAACGAAGCCGGTCAGTTCGATTTGAAAAAGGCTCGTCGAAACGGCAAAACGCCGCTATTGAAGAAACTGAAACAGAAGCGAACGTTGAAACAAAAAAAGACGGAAATCCGTGACGATATGCGGACATTTTTAGCCGAAGACGAAACTGACGATTTAGAAACCGATGTTGAGATTTTATTTGAAGAAACGGAGTTTGAATTGCATTCATCGCACGAAGCCCTGAGGGATTTGGGAAAACATTACAAACTATTCACCGATAAAACCGAATTGACGGGTGCGGACGGAAAACCAATTGAATTTAATCATAGCCACAAGGTTACGGAAAGCATTCTTAAAAATTACGGTAATGACGAAAGCACAAACCGCGATTGACACCGCGACGAAAAATTTTCTTGATTTAGCCGAAGCGGAGAAAGTACCGCGCGGAACAATGTCGCGTTTTCTAAACGCCGGTTACGTCCCGCATTCTCGTCAGTTGAAATTTCATGCGAAAGCTCGTGAGGCGGACTTTCAAAATAAATCGTCCGAAATCGGATTCGGCGGAGCGCGAGGCGGCGGAAAGACTGCCTGCGTATTTGCGCAAATTGCAATTGATGACTGTCAAAGGTTTGAAAACTTAAAAGTTTTGTTTTTGCGCGAATCAGCAGGATCGGCGACAGAGTCGGTCAATGATTTACGCCTCAAATTTTTGCAGGGGGTAAGTCACACTGCGACGAGAAATATTTTACGTTATCCGAATAATTCAAGAATTATTTTAGGTCATTTCCAATATGAAAAGGACATTAATAAATATTTGGGACTTGAGTACGACATTATTGTTTTAGAAGAAGCGACCCAACTATCAGCGACGAAAATCAAAGATATTCGCACCTGTAACCGTTCGTCCAAAGGTTTTCGACCCAGAATGTATTTGACGACGAACCCGGGCGGCATTGGTCACACCTGGTTTAAGAATGATTTCATTCAGCCGCATCGCAAAGGCGAAGAAAACGACAAAGATTTCGTTTTCTCTTTGGAGTCCGACAATAAACACAATAACGCAGAATATCGCGGCAAATTAGAGCAACTAACAGGATGGAAGCGCAAGGCGTGGCTTGAAGGTGATTGGGATATTTTAGCTGGACAATTCTTTGAAAACTATCGTTATGAAAAACACGTTGTAAAACCTTTTGAGATTCCGGCAACGGCTCAGTTTTGGGGCGCGTTTGATTACGGGTTTAATCATCCGACAGTATTTCAGTTATTTGCTTACTATGACGGAATTATTTACGTTCTTGCAGAGTTCTGGCAAAGAAAGCAATTACCAAAAACAAATGCACCGGAAATAAAACGGATTATTCAGAATTTTAATCTAAACCCGGCAAAACTTCACATCTGTGCCGGGCACGATGTTTTTGCACATAAAGGTGACAGCGAAGATAAAACAATCGCTGTGCAATATAAAGAGCAGGGCTTGAATTTCACACCCGCGAGCATCGGCAGAATCAATGGTGCGAGTGAACTGCTTACTTTGCTCGGAGATGAAGAAAATAAGGTCGAGGAAAAAATCAAGATTTTTGACACCTGCAAAAAACTGATTGAGCAATTACCGGAGATGCAGCATGACCCGAATAACCCCGACGACGTTCTGAAGATCGATGTCGATGAGGACGGCAACGGCGGCGATGATAGTTATGACTGCGTTCGTTACGGCGTAATGGAAAGAAAAACGAGATTTGAAGTAAACGACCGCACGCGCCAAGTTTTTGGCTTAATAAAATAAATGTTTGAGAGAGTAAAAATGACAGCGAACCTTATTTATCACGCGTTGACCGATCCTGAATCGCTCGTGCGCCGCAATAACTTGCCGACCTTCGGGCTGCCGCCGTATCGTCTGGCTTATGCCTACTATACGCGAAAGGTGTTTACGAACAGCGGTTGGTCTGATTACTTGGCGACGCATGAGTTATATAAACATACGAGATTGATATTCAATCCCGTGCCCCAGGTCGTTGATTTCTATGTTGATAACATTTGGCGCCGCGCGGATAACGTTGCTTATCCGAAGTTGATTACACCTGCACTGGCAGATACGGACAGCAAGCTCCTTCTCGCTATCGCGCAACTCGACCAATGGACGAACTTCTGGCAGGAGCAGGAAAAGATTAAACAGTGGTGCGCGTCAACCGGAGCTTGTTTAGTAGAAGCGATTGACGACACCAATAGCCAAAAGATCACGCAGAACACCGTTTGGCGCGGTTTTATAAAGGGCATAGAGGTGAATGCCGCCGGCGATGTTCAAGCGTACACAGTCGAATACGACGCTTACGATGAGGATTCAAAGGTTTGGTATAAGTTCAAAAAGATTGCCGATAAAGAGGTTTTCAGATACTTTCGCGATGATAAGCCGTTTGATTATGTTGGCAAAACGGCGGTTATGCCAAATCCTTACGGGTTTTGTCCGGCAGTGTTGTTTACTCATTCGAGCGGTGACGACGGGGCGTTTACGGACTTTGCAAAGGTAAACCACGCAAACTCATTAGCGTCTCACCTGCACGACAATATCCACAAAGAAATCGAGAGTGGAAAAATAGTGTTTTCAGACGAGCCGAGTTCAGTTGAGGTATTGTCCGGCGCAAGCAAAGATAAAAACGGCGTTATTGTCGAGAACGATCCGAGGTTGGAGCGGGTGATATTAGCAATGAAGGGCAACGGCTCGATAGGTGATCTGTCGGGGCTGGTCAAGCTGGCTGACGCGGAACCATACTTGAAAGAATTACTACTGTCTTTCGCAGACGATTACCCGGAGTTGGAATATCGTCAAATCATCAAAACAAACTGTCAATTATCAGGCAGAGCCTTAGAACGCCTGCTAACACCCGCGCAAAACCGTCTCGACCGCGCGGCACCAAACTACGACGGGCAATTGATAAAACTCCGTCAGATGCAAATCGCGATGGGCGGTATGCGCGTGAGGGATGGGTGGAACGCAAGAACAAGACAACAATCTGTCTTTGCCCCGTTTGATTTGCAGTCTTACGAACTTGGCAGATTAGATTTCAATTTGAAACGTTCGATTTTGATTGAGCCGAATGAAGAGGAAGTGGTTGATTTGCAGACAAAGAAAATCACGAACGCCACAACTTTAGCCGAACTCATCAAGTCGCCGAACATCTGGCTTAAATCGCTTGATTTTATCGACGAAAGCGAAAGGGGCGAGATTATCGGTGTTTTGGAAGAAAGACGCGCAGAGGCTTAGCAAATTGCATTGACGGCGCAAAGAAATCAACTCGGGGGAGAGCCGAAACGGTTGAATCAATAATTATGAAAATCACTTGGAATAAAAACATAGAAGAGCAACACAAATTAGATATTGAAAAATATCTCACACCTTATCCTTGGCTC